GCAAACGTCAGTTCCGGACCGCTTACATCGAGATCGGGAAGAAGAACGGAAAGAGTGAGCTTGCTGCAGCGGTAGCGCTGTATCTCTTGTACGCAGACAACGAGCCGTCTGCCGAGGTCTATGGCGCTGCCGCAGACCGGCAGCAGGCCAGTATCGTTTTCGATGTTGCTCATCAGATGGTTTCCATGACACCTGCGCTTCTGAAACGATCAAAGATCATGGCGGCAACGAAACGAATTGTGAATTACAGCAACGCTGGATTCTATCAGGTCCTTTCTGCAGAGGTGGGAACCAAGCACGGCCTGAACGTTTCCGGTCTGGTCTTCGATGAGGTCCACGCCCAGCCGACCAGAAAGCTTTATGATGTTTTGACGCAGGGCTCCGGTGATGCCCGTGAGCAGCCACTGTTCTTTCTGATCACGACGGCTGGAACCGACAAGAACTCGATCTGCTACGAGCTGCATCAGAAGGCAAAGGATATCCTCTCCGGGCAGCGCGTGGATCATACCTTTTACCCGGTTGTCTATGGACTGGAAGACGATGAGGACTGGCACGATGAGAAGAACTGGTATAAAGCAAATCCAAGCCTTGGACAGACGATCGATATTGAGAGAGTCCGGGAACACTACCACGAGGCACTTGAAAATCCTGCTGAGGAAGCGGTGTTCAAGCAGCTCCGCCTAAACATGTGGGTGTCTTCTACGACAGCCTTCATTCCTGAGCAGGTCTTTGATATGGGAAATCAGCAGATCGACATTGACAGCCTTCGTGGCCGGGAGTGCTACGGCGGCCTCGATCTTTCGAGCACCGGTGATATCACGGCACTGGTTCTGATGTTTCCTCCTCGCACCGAGGATGAGAAATACATCTGCCTGCCGTTCTTCTGGGTGCCGGAAGAGACGATCCCGATCCGGGTGCGGAGAGCTTCCGTACCATATGATGTCTGGGTGAAACAGGGATACATGAAGGCAACCGAGGGAAATGTCATCGACTACAACTTCATTGAGAAGTTCATTCTCGATCTTTACAAGATCTACAACATCCGCGAGATCGCGGTGGACCGCTGGAATGCAACGCAGCTCATCATCAACCTGCAGGACGACGGAATGACGATGGTGCCTTTCGGTCAGGGCTTTAAAGATATGTCGGCGGCTACCAAGGAATATTACAAACTCATGATGGAGGGCAAGATCATTCATGGTGGGAATCCGGTACTTAAGTGGATGGCGCTGAATGTAGTAGTGGACAGAGATGCTGCTGACAACATCAAGCCCACTAAGGCAAAGTCGCCGGAGAAGATCGATGGCATTGTCGCTTCGATCATGGCGCTGGATCGCTGTATCCGGCATGAGCAGGAAGAGAGTGTTTACGACAGCCGGGGATTGATTACGTTTTGATGAAGGAAGTGCAAATGTGCTTCTTTTTCTCCCTGATCTTTGTGTACTTTATGAATCGAAAGAACTGGATATCTATCCGGTTCAGAGTGATATATGTACATGCAAAAGGAAAACAACCAAGGGAGGACAAGAACATGATGAGATACAGATTCAGAAAAGATGGCAAGACCTACACAACAATGCAGGGAAAGAACAGATTTGAAGCACAGGAAAACCTCGAGCTTCAATTCCAGACGAGCCTCAAGGGAGCAACCTTCGAAGAGATCTGGAAGGGCAAAGTTGACCGCACCGGCATCGTAAAATAAACCGAAGAGAACAGAAAAGGACAGGGCATTCACCAAGATGGTGGGTGCCTTTTTCCGTGGAAGAAGTCTGCTTCATACAGCAGAGATAGGAGCATTGAACATGGGATTCAAGGATTTATTTCATAGAAGGAAGGCGAGAGCCGATCCGCAGGATATGACATCCGGGAGCGTGTACCGGGCTTATTACGGACATACTTCTTCCGGGAAGACCGTGACAGAGCGAAGCTCCATGCAGGTCACCGCTGTGTATGCCTGCGTCCGGGTGCTTGCAGAAGCTGTGGCCAGCCTGCCGCTTCACCTCTACAAAGAAGAGGATGGCAGCAAGGTAAAGGCAACGGACCATCCTTTGTACTTCCTTCTCCATAGCGAGCCGAACGAGGAGATGACTGCCTACTCTTTCTGGGAGACTCTCATGACACACCTTCTCCTGTGGGGTAACGGTTTCGTACAGATCATCCGGAACGGCAAGGGAGAAGTCACAGCGCTGTATCCTCTGATGCCAAACCGCATGACCGTGGCCCGGAATGAGAACGGGCACATCTACTACCAGTACCTCTGGTCCAAGGGATCCGATGCACCCACGATGAAGGAGACGATCGTAAAGCTCTCTCCTCATGAGGTGATGCAGATCCCGGGACTTGGATTTGATGGCCTTGTCGGATACAGTCCGATCGCTATGGCAAAGAACTCGATCGGACTCTCGATGGCCTGTGAGGAATATGGAAGTAAGTTCTTCGAGAATGGTGCCGCTCCTTCCGGTGTCCTCGAGCATCCGGGCATCCTGAAGGACCCGGAGAAGGTGAGAGACAGTTGGCAGGCAGCCTTTGGCGGCAGCCAGAATGCCGGGAAGGTAGCTGTTCTCGAGGAAGGGATGAAGTATTCACCGATCTCCATCAATCCGCAGGAGGCACAGTTCCTCGATACGAGAAAGTTCCAGATCGATGAGATCGCCCGAATCTTCCGGGTGCCTCCGCATATGATTGGAGACCTTGAGCACGCGACTTTTTCGAACATCGAGGAACAGTCGCTTGAATTTGTGACTTATAGCCTACAGCCTTGGCTGACCCGAATCGAGTCCGCGATCTCCCGGTCGCTTCTTACCAAAGAGGAGAAGATGGTCTACTACGCGAGATTCAATGTCGACGGACTTCTTCGCGGCAACTACGCCTCCCGCATGCAGGGCTATGCGACCGGCATCAGTAACGGTTTTATGTGCGTAAATGATGTGCGGCGATTGGAGAACATGGATCTTGTCCCGGATGAAGAGGGAGGAAACCTGTTTCTCGTGAACGGCAGCATGACGCCTTTGAAATCAGCAGGGGCAGCTTATCAGCAGAGCAGTTCGAATGGTGGTACGGATCCTCCTGAGCAGGAAGAGACTGATCCGAAACAGGAACCGGAGGAGAATACCCAAAATACAAAACCCCGCAGAAGGGGAAGGAGGAACTCATGAACAAGTTTTGGAAGTGGGTGCGAAACAAGGCACCGGATGGAGAAGATCCGGATCTTGCGGAACGCACCTTGTTTTTGAACGGAACCATCGCTTCTGAGAGCTGGTTTGACGATGACGTCACTCCGGCTCTTTTTAAGTCCGATTTGGATTCCGGGAAAGGTCCGATCACGGTCTGGATCAACTCTCCCGGCGGCGATGTCTGGGCGGCAGCGCAGATCTACAACATGCTTCTGTCCTATGTTGGCAAGGTCACAGTGAAGATCGACGGCCTTGCAGCATCGGCAGCATCCGTCATCGCAATGGCAGGAGACGAGGTGCTGGTAAGTCCGGTGTCCATGCTCATGATTCATAACCCGTCCACGATGGCGATGGGAGACAAGGACGACCTTGCGCAGGCAATCTCCATGCTGGATTCCGTGAAGGATTCCATCCTGAACGCCTACGTGAAAAAGACGGGACTTTCGAAGAACAAGCTCTCAAAGCTTATGGACGATGAGACCTGGATGGATGCAAACAAGGCAGTAGATCTTGGCTTTGCTGACCGGGTGATGGAGCGCCCAGAACTCTATCACGAGGAAGAGCAGAAGGAGAAGACGGAAGAGCCTGAGCAGGAGGATGGCGCTGATCCGAAAGAGGATCATTCCAATGGTGAAGAGTCCAATGAGGATATTTCTTCAAAAGCCCCTGACAAAAATGGAACGGACAAGGACCATGACAAAATTGGAACGGGCTTTTTGTATTCCAGTCGTCAGATGGCGGCTGCCTTCACAAACAAGGTGAAGAAACACTACGCAGTAAGCAATGCAGTAACCAATAAAGCAGAAGAAGGCCGGAGCGTGGATGCCCTCATGGATCGCCTGAATCTTCTGCACATGATGATGTGAGGAGGAAAACACATATGAACGTACAGGATTTGATTGCAAAGAGAGCAAGAGCATGGGAGGCAGCAAAGTCCTTCCTCGAGGCTCACAGAGGAGAGAACGGTGTTCTCTCTGCAGAAGACGGGGAAACCTATGACCGGATGGAGAAGGAGATCACCGATCTTACCAAAGAGATCGACCGCCTGAATCGTCAGGCAGCCATTGAGGCCCAGCTGAACCAGCCGACCTCTGCTCCGCTTTCCAACATGCCGACCAGCACCGGCGAGAAGGTCAAGAAGGGACGTGCCTCTGACCAGTATGCCAAGGATATGCTGACCGCCATGCGCACAAACTTCCATCAGGTATCGGACATCCTGCAGGAGGGCGTGGATGCCGATGGCGGGTACCTCGTCCCGGAGGAGTGGGATTCGAGACTCATCGATGTCCTCAATGAGGAGAACATCATGAGAGGCCTTGCCACCCAGATCACCACTTCCGGTGAGCACAAGATCAACATCGCCGGGGCAAAACCTACGGCTGCATGGATCGAGGAGGGCGGAGCGCTCCAGTTCACGGACGCGAAATTCGGCCAGAAGATCCTCGATGCGCATAAGCTCCATGTTGCCGTGAAGGTGACCGAGGAGCTTCTCTACGACTCCATGTTTGACCTCGCCAGTTATATCACGAACCAGTTCGGTATTGCGATTGCAAACGCCGAGGAGGATGCCTTCCTGAACGGCGATGGCAAGGGAAAGCCGACCGGTATCTTCGATGCCACGAATGGCGGCACCGTCGCAAAGACGCTCACCGGCACCAAGCTCGGGACCGATGATGTGCTGGATCTCGTGTATGCCCTGAAGCGCCCGTACCGCAAGAAGGCAGCGTTCATCATGAACGACCAGACCCTTGCGGCGCTGAGAAAGCTCAAGGATAACAACGGAGCCTATATCTGGCAGCCGTCCTATCAGGCAGGAGAGCCGGACAGACTCCTTGGCTATTCGGTCTACACCAGTGCATTCGCACCGGAGCTTGCCGCCGGGAAGCCCGTGATGGCATTCGGTGACTACAGCTACTACAACATCGGCGATCGCGGCACCCGTTCCATGCAGGAGCTCCGCGAGCTCTTTGCTGGCAACGGCATGATAGGTTATGTGGCGAAGGAGCGTGTGGATGGTCTTCTGGTGCTGCCGGAAGCCGTACAGATCCTGAAGGCAGGAGCATCTGCCTGATCCGCAGTCGTAACAAAGTAATGTTGAGAGCTCGGGGTGTCACAGCCCTGGGCTTTCTTTCTGGCTGGAAGGGAGGTAGTGATGTTCTCACTGGATGAAGCAAAGAAATATCTTCGGGTCGATTCGAATGATGAAGACGACATCATTCAGCAGGAACTGGATGCCGCCGAGAGTCTGGTCGCTTCGGTTCTCCGGAAGGACAGTCTTGGAGAAGACGATAGTCCGATTGTCACGGTGGCAGTGCTGTATTCTCTCGCTTACATCAACGAGCATCGGGAAGAAGCTGATCATCACGCACTGACGATCACACTCCGGAACCTTCTCTTCGGAGAACGGGACCCGAGGTTCTGATGGAGGTGGGAGATGAATATCGCGGCAATGAATGTCCGGCTTACGATTCAGAAGAACGAGGTCGTGAAGGATAAGTATGGAAACCATACCAATACGTGGATTGACTTCTACACCTGCTGGGCGACTCCGGTTCAGAGCGGAGGCTCCGAGAAGCAGGAGGCCGGGACTACCAATAGCACGGATGCGATCGACTTTACGGTCCGTTATGCAAAGTGCCTTGAAGGACTTGATTCCACAAAGATCCGGATCCGGCTGGGAGATGCCATCTACAACGTCACCGCCATTGATCCGATGGGATTCAAACATAGAAGTTTGAAGTTTAAGTGCGAGAAGGTGAAGCGATGAAGGTAAAGGTAGATGATCTCGCGGCAACGGTCGAGAAGACACTCTCAGATTATGCCGATGATGTGAACGACATCGTAAAGCAGGAGATCAAGGATGCCGGGAAAGAAGCCGTAAAGGAACTGAAGGAAAAGTCACCGAAACGCACCGGAAAGTATGCGAAGGGCTGGCGTTCTACCGTCCAGAAGGAATCAGCGATCGGGGCTGAGGTGGTCGTTCACAACAAGATCTATGGACTGACGCACCTTCTGGAGAAAGGACACGCCAAGCGTGGCGGCGGGAGAGTCGAGGGTACTCCTCATATCGCTCCGGTTGAAGAAGAGATCACCGGAAAGCTGTCGGATGAGATTGAGAAGGAACTGAAGGGCTGATGCCGGGAGGAAGCAATGGATAAGATCATACAGATTCTGGAGGAGCTGGGGCTTCCCTATGCCTACGATCATTTTGCGGAGGGCGAGGGACCGGATCCTCCCTTCCTCTGTTTCCGCTGTCCGAACAGCGACAACTTTGCTGCGGATGGGACGGTGTATTTCCCGATCACGGAAATCGATATCGAGCTCTACACGGACAAGAAGGATCCGGAGACAGAAAAGAAACTGGAAGGTCTGCTCATTGGGAGCGGGATCTTCTTTGAAAAGACAGAGACCTGGATAGAGTCGGAGAAGCTATATGAGGTCCTGTATTCATTTGAACAGGAGGCCTGAAATGGGAAGCAAAAAGAATAAGGTCAAGTACAACCTGAAGAATGTACATTATGCCATCGCGACGATCGCGGAGGACGGAACAGCCACCTTCGCGGATCCGGTTGCGTGGCCCGGCGCTGTTTCGCTCTCGCTCGATGCGCAGGGAGACCAGACGATCTTCTGGGCGGATGGCGTGCAGTATTTCGTCACCAATGCGAACAGCGGCTATAACGGAGACTTCGAATCGGCGATGGTACCGGAGGACTTCCGTGAGAACGTGCTCGGTGAGATCAAGGACGGCAACGGGGTTCTGGTGGAGGATGCCGACGCCCAGCCGGTTCACTTTGCCCTGCTCTTTGAGTTCGATGGCGATGTGAATGAGATCCGTCACGTCATGTATAACTGCACGGCAACAAGACCTTCTGTGGCATCGTCCACGAAGGAGGACTCTATCGAGGTGCAGACCGAGAGCCTGACAATCAATGCCACCAGCATCAAAGATGCGACGCTTGGCAAGAACATCGTCAAGGCCCGCTCCGGTGCGGACACGACGGATACCACCTACCAGAACTGGTACAGCAAGGTCTATACCCCTGCTGCGGCGAAGACATCCGGAACGACAAGCGCTGCTGCATCGAGCGGTAGTTCTGCATCTACGGTGACCAGTTCCAGCAAGTGATAAGGAGGAGACGACATGTATCAGGAGATTTCACTCCGGCTCAGTGATGGGTCGGAGCAGAAGTTCCCGTTTCTTTCTACGGGGACTACAGCATACCGCTACAAGCAGGCCTTCCATCAGGACCTTATGATCCTCTTAAACAAGATGGAGAACAGCGAAGATGACCAGACCGATATGACGGTCGGGGACAAGCTGGCCTTCATTATGAATGCGCAGGCCGAGAAGCGTGACATGAACAAGCTGAACGAGGACGCATTTCTTGAATGGGCGGACCAGTTCGACGGGGCAGAGCTCTTTTTGCACATGCAGGAATTTGTTACTCTTTATCTTGGATCGCGGAGGACAACGTCGAAGCCAAAAAAAGAAGCCGCCCAACGGAGCGGGAAGTAAACACGGCAGTATACCTCCTGAGGGCGAAGCAGATGGGGCTGACACTGTCTGAGCTGAATGAGCTGGACGAGGGAGCCGTGATGGACATGATTATCGAATCCGGAAACGACCTGTGTGATGACGAATATCGACAGGTAGCAACGCAGCAGGATTTCGATCAATTCTAAACCGCATCGGTGATGAGCCGGTGTTTATTCATGCCATGAAGGGAGGAGGAGACTATGGCAGATCGCATTAAAGGAATCACAATCGAGCTGGATGGCGATACCACCAAGCTCTCCAATGCCCTGAAGGGTGTGAATAAAGAGATCCGGGACACCCAGAGCAATCTTAAGGATGTAGACAAGCTCCTGAAGATGGATCCGGGCAATGCGGATCTTCTGGCACAGAAGCAGAAATACCTCACCGACGCGATCGATGCGACAAAGAAGAAGCTTGCCGAGGAGAAGGAAGCTCTCGCACAGCTCAAAGCCGGGCCACAGACTGAGGAAACGCAGAAGCAGCAGGAAGCGCTAACCCGGGAGATTGAAGCTACCAAACAGTCTCTCGAAGGGCTTGAGGACGAGTACAAGAAGTTTGGCTCTGTTGCCGGACAGCAGCTTCAGGTTGCTGGTGACAAGATGAAAGAAGTCGGCGGCAAGATCAGTGATGTTG